CGCCGGGAGCGGCCNCGCCTGTACCGCGTGGTGCGGGTAGGGCCGCTGTCACCGGAAACCACCATCGCGACGTATTACACATGGGAGGACGCCCGCTCGGTCGCCGACGCGCTCAACGCACACGCGGATGGAGAGTGGACAGGAGGGACGCATGACGCTGCCTGACGTGGCGCTCATGGGTAAGGCCGGAGCGGGCAAAGANTTCACCGCGAGAATCCTGCAGCAGCACTGGGGGCACCGACGGGTGGCGCTAGCGGACCCGGTGAGGGACGCAGCCCGGGCACTGGATCCGGTCGTAGGCACCGCCCCCNGCGGCCGTCTGCTGCGTCTGACGGACGCGCTACAGCGGTACGGTTGGGATGTGGCCAAGCGTCGTTACCCAGAGGTCCGCCGGCTGCTACAGCGTCTTGGTACTGAGGTCGGCCGGGACATCGTAGGGCCGGACATCTGGCTACGGATAGCGGCCCGGCGAGTGGAGGCGCTACGACCCGCGCCGGTGGTGATCACAGACGTGCGGTTCCCAAATGAAGTGGCCTGGTGCAGGGAGCGGGGATTCCGGCTGGTGTGGGTGGAGCGGCCGGAGCACTTGCGCACCTGTATTGGTGCGAACGGGGCGCATGCGACGGAAACATCCGTCGGACCAGCCGACGCGGAGTACACAATCGTCAATGACTCTGACGCCGCGCACATTAGCCGGTGCCTCGAGAAAATCATCAGCGGCTGACCCTCCCGGGGGCGGCATCCTGCGGGATGCTGCCCCCTTTTTCGTGTGTCAGCGGTTCACACACCGAGGTGGTTGAAGCGTGTACTAGTGTCCGAATCCGGTCTGCTAGCTAGCCAACGCACCTACCGTGCAGTACTGTACGTGGTGTACAACATGACGACCGGGGAGGAGACACGGGATCATGACCGCTACCCCGCTGCGGCATGAGGAATGGGACAAGGAGCAGCTCACGGACGCAGCTGTCGCGGCAGCGCGCGCTTGGGCCCACACAGGAGGGTCCGACTCCACGTACACGAAAGAGCTAGCGCGGCTACTGGCGCGTCTGCGCACCCTGCACACGGACCGACACGGCAGGGCCGATCTCCGCGGCAACAGTTGGGCGTACCGCACGGCGGTGAGTACCATCTACCGGCGCGCGGGCCTGGATGACGACGCCGCCGGTCGGCTCACCACAGTCGTCAGATACCACCTCAGTGACGAGGTCCGCGCCCTGATCTGGGGCATGGCGGATGGCGACGAGGACCGGTATCGCGAGCTGTGCGATAGCTACCGCCTCAACCCACACAGCATCAACACCAGGAGGTTGACCAGCACGCGGCAGTCAGACCCGACCTTGGCCTTGGAGGACGCGGCGATACAGCTGCGCCGTGCGCTGGACGCGCTGTCGGGCGTGGACCTGTCCGCCATCCCCGAGGAGACGCGGCGCACGTTCCGGTACCGGGCGCGGGAGGTGCGCAAGCGGCTGGACGACATCATCAGTGCCTTGGAGGCCTGACCGCGAGGGAGGGGCCGGATACCTACGGGTGTCCGGCCCTTTTTTGTTGCCCTCGACAGTCGCGGAGAGTAGCGGTGTGGTTGCGTGTGTTGAACTGGTGTGTTGATGTGACGAGTTGACGAAGTTCTGAGATTAACCTATAGATCTAAGACTTAACCCGGGATCGTCGTCACATCAACACACCGTCACACCGCATCTGCCGCGACCCTCCTCGTGCTAGCCGCTAACACCGCGAGCCGTCTGCAACTACAACACTGGTGAGGGCAGCGACGAAGGAGGAGGGCAGCATGCCGCGTATCAGCACGCAGTACAGCGCCGGTAGCCGGTGGTACGTCGACCGGGAGACGGGCACGTGCGTGCCGGGAGTTACCAGCATCATCGACATGGCCCCGAACAAGGGCCTCATGTACTGGGCCGCGAAGATGGCCGCGGAGCGTGCCGTGAATGAGCGGGACGCGTGGCTACCGCTGGCGCGCATCAACCCGACCGGCGCGGTCAATTACATCAAGTCCGCGCCCACTGAGTACACCAAGGCCCGAGCGGGCGTCGGCAGCGACGCGCACGACCTTTTTGAGCGGCTTATCCGCGGGGAAGCGGTCGCCGATCCGGGCGGGGAGCTGTCCGTCTATTATCGGCATTTCAGTGAGTTCCTCGCCACCGTGCAGCCCGAATTGATCGTGGCTGAGGACATCGCCTGGAGCGAGACACACCAATACGCAGGGTCTTTCGATGCGCTTCTCCGCATCGATGAGGGTGGCGAGCCGGTCACCGTTATGGCTGACTGGAAGACGTCCAAGAGCGCGTATCCTACGGTGGCGTTGCAGCTCGCCGCGTACGCACACGCCGATTTCCTCATCAATGGGGAGACTGGCGAGCGGTCGCCGCTGCCGGATGTGCAGGCCGGTGCGGTCCTGCATATCACTCCGGAGCGTTGGGAGTTCCGGCCGGTGTGCATCGACCAAGAGGTTTTTGAGATTTTCTTGGCGCTGCGGCAGGTTTTCCGGTGGGAGAGGGTAGTGTCCCGCGGCGTGCTTGGCGTGCCGGTCGCGCGCGGCGGCAAGTCGGTCACGGGCACGGAGCGGAGGGCGGGATGAAGGCCACGCTCACTCACCGGACCGGGCACGCCGAGTCGGTGATCCGTGTGGTATCCGCGCAGATCCGCCGCGGCCGTGCAGGCAGGCCGATCCTGCTGCTGACGCTGCACGACGGCGCGATGGTGCCTTACCCGCTGGCGGTCCTGGCGTCGGTAGGGATCGGCCGTGACGTGGGTGAGCGGCTGGACGTGGTTGTACATCCGACGACGCCGCCGCAGACCAAGGAAACGCACAGTTTCCGGGGCGTGGAGGGCNTTAGCGTCTCCCGCCGCGAGGACGGCGGTTGGGTGCGGGTGGATGCTCCGCAGGCGACCCGCGTGTATCCGCTGGATGCGATCGATGTTGTCTTGCTGATGGAGTGCTCCGCAAAGGGAATCGAGGACTTCTGATGCGTGTCGAGCACGCCACAGGGGGTGGTCCGCGAGGTTTATTTCCGGTGGAAATGCGCTAGCCGCTGACACGGCGGCGCGTCTGCAACTACAACATAGGCGAGGGCGGAAGTAGCGGCGGCGCTTCCGCTCTCGCCGCTTCCAATCAGGACACGAAAACACGGAGGGTCAGTCATGGGGTTGCGGGTGTTCGAGCTGGATCCGTCGGCGCTTCCGCGGCGGCGGACGNCCGCGCATGAGGACGTGGTCGGGAAGTTCCGCGGCGGGAAGCAGATTANGGAAGGNCGGAAGNNCGTTCCGGTGACGCTGGAGACGTGGCGGGTCACCACCGGCGAGACATCGATCGCGGAGAAGATCGCCGAGCGGTTTGGCGGCAGTGTTGCCGAATGGGAGACCGACAAGCCTGACTATCTGGAGGTGATTACAGACGCCAAGGACGTCCCCATCGTGCTTGAAGGCCGCAAGGCCGTGGACGTGTCCCTCAAGCTGTGGTCGGACACTAGGGGCCTGCTTCACCACTGCGACGGGGAGCGGTCTTTGCTTCCCGATGACATCGACGCCGAGACCGGCGAGGGCAAGAAGTGCGGATGTCCTATCTATTTCGCGGAGCGTAAGCGCCTTGCGAAAGAAGGGCGCGGCCCCAAGCCGGACATTCAGCTTGTGTTCACTATTGAGGGCATGGAGGATGTCGGCAGGTTCCGCCTGACTAGCGGGTCTTGGAGTTTCCTGCAGGACGTCCCCGCGCTGCTGGCGGATCTGGGCAAGGTCGGCGGTCCGGCCCGGGCGACGCTGAGCCGCACCGTAGAGGAGTTCATCCCGAAGGCGGGGCCGATGGCCGGGCGGCTGGTCAGGTACGTCAAGCCCGCGGTGACCATCCTCGGACCGGCCGCGACGGCCCCCGCCGCCGGCGACGACAACCCGCCGTTCTAATCGGACAACGCCACCCGAACGTTACAACAAATCCAGGGGTTCACAGATGNACAGCATGAGCGTAAACTCTGCCGAACCGGCGGTGCGGGGCCCTAACCAGGGCGAGCGGAACCCGGCCGCCAAGCTCACGGAGAACCAGGTNNGGGCCATCCGCNNCGCCGTCGCCGCGGGCGGAACCCTGCGGCACATCGCGAAGGCGTTCGGAGTGTCCGAGCGTGCCGCCCGGCATATTGTCCGCGGTACGACGTGGCGNGTCATTGACGGTAGTGGGGGAGTGGCATGAGGGTCACGGAAGGCAGCATTCGGGGCATACACATCGCGCTCACTATGGAGGAGGCCGCGATGCTGATGGGGGTTCTGGATTTCCCCCAGTGGTACGCCCAACCACGTGAGGTGCGGCGGTTCTGCGCCTGGTTGTCTGAGGGTCTGATGCGGGCCGCGGGTACTGAATGGGATGATTACCCGCGCACGGCTGACGCCCTCGGGATGACCCCACACACTACCGTTAACGTCGTCGACGACGACGTCGACGACGACTTCGACGACGACTTCGACGACGAGAGCGACGAAAACGAAACCATGGCCTGACGGCTGTAGCCACCACAGAGAATGCCCCGGTCGCGCTGGCCGGGGCATTCTGCATGTTAGGGGGTATTCATGGCCTACTACCAGATCACCAAATCCACCCGCCCCGGGGTGCTAACCCAAGTCGGGGCCGGGGACACGATCATCATCGACGTTGAGCAGACCCAACGCCCCGATTGGGGTGGGTTCTCCGCGGCACTCTTCGGAGCCATCACCCGCGGCGCAAGCGTGATTGTGAGGACCATCGATGGCGAATCCAAATAAGCGGCGCGGCACCGAATGGGAAACCGCCGTTGTGCGGTATCTCCGCGAACACATCCCCGGGCATGACATCCGCCGCGTGGCACAGACCGGAATCAAAGATGTCGGCGATATCCACGCGTGGCCGTGCGTCTTGGAATGTAAGAACGAGCGCGCATTCCGCCCGGCCGCTTGGGTCCAGCAGGCGACGGAGGAGGCCGAGCACGCCGGCGCGCCCTACGGCGTGGTCGTGGCCAAGCAGCGCGGCAAAGGCCCTGGTCACGGGTANGTGATTATGTCGCTGGCCACGTTCACGCAGATCTTGAGGGAGATTCGTGGTGACACGCCACCGCCCGCGCAACTACCACATGGGTAGAAGACGCTAGCCGCTAGCACGAGGGGACGCTATGGACAAGGATTTCAGTGCGTGGCTCGGTCGGTTCGACACGGTCGCCACGGACCCGCGCGGGTACCTGGTGCGCTGCCCGGCGCACGACGACCAGCGTCCGTCCCTGCTGCTCACGCTCAAAGACGACGGGCGGCTACTCATCTACTGCAGAGCGGGATGTGACCGTGACCGGGTGCTGCGCGCGCTTGGTCTGCAGCCGCGGGACCTGTTCGGCTGGAAGCCCGGAGACCGCACCGGCATCACCGTCCACACCGGCGGCGGGGACGCCGCGGGACCTCCCCCGGGTGCGGTGGCCGCGCTTCGAATGTGGCTCGACCACACCGCCGCCGTGTGGGAGGACCCGCAGTACCTTGAGCTGGTGGACGCCGGCGAGCAGTACGTGACCGGCCGGTTCGGTCTTGACGTCCCCGCGGTTGAGCGTCTCGGCTTGGGGCTGTCCCCGCGGGGCACGGACCACCCGTTTGCACATCTGTCCGCCCGATTCCGCGCCTATCCGCGTCTTGTGGTCCCGCTGTACGATTTCGCTGGTATTGCGAGGGGCGCGCAGGGCCGCGACCTGTCCGGCGGGTGCTCCGCCCGATGGGTGTCCCTGTCCAATCCACAAGACGGCGGCTGGTCCTGGGCGAAATATGGTGTTCTCCGGGGCGGCGGAAGTTATGACGCGTGGGTCATTACCGAGGGGCCGTCGGACGGTCTTACCGTCGCGGCCCTCGGCTATGACGTGGTGATGGTCCGCGGCGCGGGCATTGCCGCAAACCCCGCCCTGGCGCGGGAACTTGCGGTGAACCTCCGCGGCCGCGAAGTGGTCATCGCCGGTGATGCGGACGCGGCAGGGCGGAAATTCACTCAGCGGCTTGCGGAAGCTCTTCGGGAACACGGGCATTCCGCGGTATCTATCCTTGACATTCCGCTCTCCGGCGGGGACATCACGGACTGGCGCGCTCGGGACCCGGACGGGTTTCCGGCCGCATTTCACCGCGCCGTCCGAGAAGCCAGGGCCTATGAGGGTGGCGACGCGGAAAGGAAGATCCTCCGCGGCCGGGTGCTGGAGCGGCGCACCGGCATGGGGGAGCTGACTAGGGAGGAATCTCGGGCCGCAGTGGACGCATATAGGGCCGCTGTCGAGCGGTATGGGAAAACGGACGCTGCACGCGCTCACGCTCTTGCGGCGTTTCTGGATGGCCAGGTGAAGTACTCGCCCGGCCTTGGTTTTTACGTGTGGAACGGGCGGATTTGGGAGCCGTCTGAATCCAAAGTGCGTGCCGCTGTGCACCGGATGGGCGCGGCACTGGCCATGGCTCAGGCCGGGGATGAGGCCACCGGGTTTTTGAACACGGGCAAAATCGACGCCCTGTTGACCGAGTTGAAGGCCGTCCCCGCGGTACACGTGCACGCGTCGGCGTTCGACGCACACCCGGAACTATTGACGTTCCGGAACGGTGTGGTTGACCTCCGCACCGGGGAGTTGCGGGACCACGACCCGGCAGACCTGATCACGCACATGGTCGATGTCGACTACGATCCTGAGGCCACCGCGCCCCGGTGGGAACGGTTCCTCGGTGAGATCTTCCCGGATAATCCGGAAATGGTGCCGTACATTCGGCGACTGGTCGGGTACGGAATCACTGGGCACACCGAGGAGCAATGTTTCGCGGTTCTCTGGGGTAAAGGTGCGAACGGTAAGAGTGTTTTCACCGACACCCTCACACACGTCTTCCGCGGGGTAACCAAAACAACGCCTTTCGACACCTTCGAGGCCAAGCCGGGCGGGGGAGGGATCCCCAACGACCTCGCCGCGTTGCGTGGTGCGCGCCTGGTCATGGCCAGCGAGGGTGAAGCGGGGAAGCCGATGGCGGAAGCCGTTTTGAAGCGCGCCACCGGGACGGACCTCATCACCGCCCGATTCCTGCGCCGGGAATTTTTCGAATTCCGCCCCACGTTCCTCCTTTTCTTGGCTTCGAATCATAAGCCGCGGTTCGAAAGCCAGGATGAGGGGCTCTGGCGGCGGGTGAAGCTCATCCCATTCCGGCGGTTCTTCGCGCCTCACGAGCGGGACCACACGCTCCCCGCGACGCTCCGCAAGGAGGCCGCCGGGATCGTCGCATGGGCCGTCCGCGGCGCAATCGAATGGTACCGAAACGGATTGCAGGACCCACCGCTCGTGCAGGAGGCAACCGAGGAATACCGCGCCACGTCAGACCGTCTCGCCGGTTTCTACCCGGGTGTGCTGGTGCCCAAGGAAGACGGCTGGATCGTGGGAAACCTGGCTTACCAGGAATACCGCCGATGGTGCGAGCTGGAAGGCCTCAGCCCGAGAGAGGTGCTGTCGCGGCAGAAATTCTATGTCGCGATGGAAGAGCGCGGCGCGACCCGCCGGCGAACCCGCAGCGGCGTTACGTTGTATGGCGTGGCGCTCAACCCGGACAGTCACGACAACATGTAGACGCGAAACGTTAGCGGCACACGGCCACCCGCGGGGCATCCTCGTGGGTGGCCGGCAAGCCATTTTGGGAGGACCGTATGCGTCAGATCACAGCTACTGTGGCGGGGCAAGAATGCCGGGGGTGGTTCCCAGAGCGGCCCGANGAATTGGACGGGTTCCGCCGGTGGGTCGAAGAGCGCGCCCGCACCCGNATCGCGGTCGACACAGAAACCACAGGACANGACCCGTTCGCCGCGGATTTCCGGATCCGGCTGATGCAATTCGGCGACACCCACACGGGATGGGTGATCCCGGTGGAATACGGCGGGGAATTCTCCGCCGCCGCCCGTTGGGCCCTGACCCGGCTGCCGCTGCTTGCCCACAACGCGCCTTTTGATCTGCTGGCCGCGCACCGCACATGGGGCCTGCCGCTTGAGCCGCTGTTTCAGCGGACGTGGGACACGCGGATCCTCGCGCACATGGTGGATTCACGTCCCCCGGAAGAAGGCGGAATGGGGTTGGCGCTCAAGCCGCTCGCCGCACACTATGTGGACCCGGACGCGGAGGACGCCCGAGCCGGCCTCATGGCGGAATTCCGCAAGCTCGGCGGGGAACAGGAGGGATGGAAGCGGATCCCTCTGACACATCCCGGGTATCTCCGGTACGCGCTGCTGGATGTGCTGTACACGTCCCGGCTGTACCCGCGGCTGCAGGACGAATGCAGGCGTCTCGGTCTGCGGGCGGACCTCGCGGAATTTGAACGGGACATTGCGCATATTGGCGCGGTCGTTCAGGCAAATGGGATGCCGCTGGATACTGAATACACTCAGCGGCTGTACCGCGAACTCCTAGAGGAAAAA